GCACGATTAAAATAATGGGGAACTCATAACCTAACTATAAGAATTAATTTGTTATTGAGAATGATTATGTCAAAAAAATTTGAAGATTTCGATAATCCAAGACAAAAGGCATTACTGGGGATGAAGAATAGTATTCCTACAGAACAGTGGGAAGAAAATCTAAAATTTCTCAAACAATTAAGAGCGAGAATTGCTGAATTACCAGTATGTAAACATCCGGCGATCGAAGTTTTAAATAATGGATTGCTTGATAAATTCACTTTAACAAGAATTCATTTAGAATATCGTCATGCGATTGTTCAGATCTTTACTGATGCCTTATTAATGGCCCAGTTCCAGACAAAACAATTGGAGCCTAAACTCCATTCTGGAGCTAAAATGTTTCCACGTGTTTTATTAAGTTTAAATGTACTTGATGAATTTGGTTTTAGACCAGGAACAGACCCAGACAATTATTATCTAGGTAATCCAGAGTATGCACATTATCCTTTATATGAAGATTTATTAAATGATTATGGTTTGAGTGAGAAGGACCGTAGAGAGTATCAACCTTCAAAAATTGCAGATCAGGTAAGAAATTTTCTAGAATCATCTTATGATAGTTATATTAAAGTAGTTGCTTTACTTGCAGTGGCGGAAGAAGAAGTGATTCTTTTTAGCCCACCACTTCGTGAAGCGACTAAAGCCATTGGCGTCGATGTTGAAGGTGGCGGCTATTACCATGTTCATGGAGTATCTACTGACGAAACCTCAGAAGCAGCAGATGATGATCATGAAGATGATCTCTGGTTTGCATTAGCGCAAGCAATAACTAAAGAAGACTATGAGAGCTTAACAACGCTTTGTATGGATTACTGTGCTTTATGGAATGAGTTTTGGGATGCACAAATTGCTGATATTCACTATTTAGAAGCAAAGAAGTTAGCATAACTTGTATTCATAGTAAGACGAATAATTGATAAAAACTAAAAGCCTATTCACATATGAATAGGCTTTTTTAATACTTTAAATCCAGCCCATCTATAAACTAATAACCTGAAGTATTTCATTTAATACATTATTTGCATCTGTGGGAAATGATAGAATTACGAAAGTCAGTAAGTGGATATGTATGGGGCTTAAAAACATGCATCCTATAAGTGTGAGCAAATGAATACATTCATATACAGCTATCTAAAATTTTTAACCTATTGAAAATACAAAGGTTCACGTCTTGTTCCCACCATTTACAATCCAAACCAGATTAGGCGGATTCTACTTCTTTTATAATACGCCTGTGGTTTTTGTATTTTTATTAAAGTGAATTAAAACAAAGGTTTATTGTTGGAAAATGACGTATTTTATGGTTAACTAAAAACGCTTGTAGACTATTTGTAGACTGTTGAGAAACATGGTTAAATCAAAGTTCGCTAAAACAGGTTTAAGACATGAAACTCAACAAATCTACTGTTGATGCTATTCCATTAACTGAAAAAGGTCAAAAAATATATAGAGATGCAGAACTGATCGGTTTTGCTGTTCGGGTAACTAATAAAAGTAAAACCTATATTGTTGAAAGGAGGCATGAAGGTGAACTCTATCGAGTGACAATTGGTAAAACCACCGATATTCCTGCAACAAATGCTCGAGCAAAAGCTCAGATGATTCTGGCGAAAATTTCAAACAATGAATATGAAAAGCCTATCAAATTAAAGAATGTTGCTAATCCTTTAGATATTACAGTGAATGAAGCTCTTCAAATTTATATTGATAGAAATGACTTTAGGCCGAAAACAATTAGGCAATACCATAAATACTTTGATTTATATTTAGGGTGGGGCAACAAAAAGCTTTTCCAGATATCTAAGCAAGAAGTATTGGATCGATTTATTGAGGTATCAGAAGTAAGTGAGTCGTCAGCAAATGGTGCTGTATCTCTTTTAGGTACTTTATGGAAGTATATTCATGTTCTTTATTCAACAGATGAGAACCCGATCCTTAAAAGTAATCCAGTTGACATTATTTCCGTAACAAGAGGTTGGAATAAAATAGCAAGTAGGGATAGACATCTCCATAAAGACATCATTCACAAATATTACAATGCGGTGCTTCATTATGAAGATGAGTTGAATCTGGAAAATACTGCTAGGTCAAACACGCATCGGGATATCGTATTGATGTGCATGTATACGGGATGCCGTAAACAGGAGGCATGTTGTCTAAAGTGGGCTGATGTAGATATTAAAAATGGTACCTTAACTTTTAGAGATACCAAAAATGGTTCAGATCATACTTTTCCTATTGGTGATCATCTACACAGTATTTTGCGTGAACGTTGGTTATTAAGAGAAAACGATTGGGTTTTCCCAGCTACTAAGATGCCTACTTCGTGGAATATGCATGCAACTAAGGTAGATACATTATTGAATAGAGTGGGTAAGGAAGTTGACTATTACGTTTCAATGCATGATTTCCGTCGTACATTTGCCACTATATGCAACCTTTTAAGATTTAATATTTATGTGACAAAAAGACTTCTTAATCACACGGCTAAACCAAGAATTGATGTGACAGGTGGTTATGTTCAAATTCCAGATGAGGAATTAAGAGCTTCGATGAATATGATTGAGGCGGTTTATCAAGGAAAGATTGATTGCTTCAACTACCAATCTGTTTGGACAGAAAGATTAAAAGAAATAAAGGCGGTTTAACCGCCTTAAACTGTTGCAAGCTGTGCTGTATTAAGCACAGTCCTGCTTTGCTCATACTTTAAAACGTCTTTCTTTTTATATGAAACACGTCTTCCAATTTTCGAAAAAGGCAGTGATGATTGATCACAACGCATTCTGGCTAATGTCCATGGTGAGCAATCTAAATAAAGCGCCACAACTTCTTGAGGGAACTTCTGTTCTTCATTAGCCATTATGAAGCGATCCAAATATTCTTGTTGCTCTGCATCAGATAGATTTCTCAGATCTTTTAACATTTACCCCTCCTTATTTTCCGCTTTCATAAAAGTAATCCAATGTGTATTGCTGCGCTTTCCACTAATGTGGCCAAACAATGGCTTTTGATCTGTTAGCTCTAAGATTTCACTAACTTTGATTTGTGTTTCATTCCATTTGAAAATTAAAACACCACCATTGGCCAACACACGAAAGCATTCTGCAAAACCTTTGCGAATATCTTCGCGCCAATCTTCTGACAACTTCCCATACTTAGCAGCTAACCAACTTTGTTTACCAGCTTTCACCAGGTGAGGAGGGTCAAACACGACTAAAGTAAATTGGCCATCCTTAAAAGGCATGTCGCGGAAGTCCATCATCACATCAGGTTCAATCACTAAAGAACGACCATCACATAATGTATGTTCTTCTTTTCTGATATCGCCATAGACCACATTTGGATTTTGACGATCAAACCACATCATCTTTGAACCGCAGCATGGATCTAAAATTTTTGCATTCATCCCTCAGCTCCCGATTCGCTTGCTTCTTTTAGTGGCTTCCAATGAGTTACTTTTTCCTCAATAAAATAACTAGAATACTCATCACCAATGTAAGCCGTATTTGCATACCATCCTTCTTTGACATAACCGCAGCCGCGATCTTCGTCATAGTCATACCAATCATTATCACCGTGATACTCTTCAGTGAACTTAGGAATAAAATGAGCAACCATTTGGTTTTGGTTCTTAACGGGGTTTGCATCTATCAAAACAAGCACATTTCGTAATGACTCAGGCATGCGGTCTTCAACTGAAATCCATTCTGGCACCGACTGAGCTTTGGCTTTTTCTAGCTCTGCATCACGATGCTTTGCACATCTAAGCCAAGCATCCCAACGGCTATTCATGTTGCTTATTTCTTTCTGAGCAATTTCAGAAGGATTGTTTGATCTAGTCATAAACAGTTCATGCTCATGACTAAAAATAATGTCTCTTCTTCCTTTGTAATATTGGAAGGTATTTAGAAAAGCCTCTCTTTCCTTATTCAAATCTGTCATGCTGCCGTCTCCATATACTTATCTGCCAAATCATGCATTAGTAGGTTTCCTGAACCTGACTCATACCAAATACCTAATTGGCCCTTATATCTAAATCGCAAAAGTTCGTTTTGTTCTGTTCTGCTAAATACATCAGCACCTTGATCTACAAGCCAGTTCGAGAAATCTTCAAAATAAAATGGTGGTACAGCTACTCGGTTTTTATAACTTCGGTTACTGCCATACCGACTTCTTAATATTTGC